TATTTTTTATCACCGACGTTATATTCAAAACCTTTGAACTTGTCGTTAAAAACTTGATTAGTTTTTTGTGTAAAAACTTGTGAGTTCCTTTTAACTGTTTCTTTTTTTGCTTCTGACTCTTTGTTGTACCTATTAAAAAAATCTACAGCTTTTTGTTGTTCGGGCGTTAGCTTTGAACCAGCTTTGATTTCTTCATAGTATCTGGATTTTTGCCCTTCCAGGTAGGCTTTAGCGCTGGCAACTTGCTCTTTTAACGCTAATTTTTTTCTTTTTATATCTTTTTCCTCGTCTATTTCTTCGTCATAAGAAAATGTATCATCCATTAAAAAGTTTATTTCTTCTGCATTTAGATGAGGTTTTGTTTGTTTGTAGTATTCGTATAATAAATCTTGATTATCTAACTTGCTATAATCTTGATTTAATCTTACATAATCATTTATATCACCACCAGTTTCGTCTATAAAATCTACAAGTTTTTGTATGTTTTCTGGTAGTGGTTTTCCAGTAGCTTCTGACTTAGCTATAGCTTCTTCAACTTCTTCTGTTATTTCTTCAACAACATCTTCTTCTTTTATTTCTTCTAGTACTGAAGTTTCTTGTGCTTCTGCTTCCGGTTGTACTTCTTCTTGTTTTTGTACGGGCTCGGCATTTTCAGGCTCTGTAGCCACTCCGCTGTCGTCAGTGTTACTTTCTGTATTTTCTTCTGGTTGTTCATTGTTTTCTGGTTTATTTAAATCAACGACATAATCGCCGTCTTCATTAATATTTGGTTTTTTTATTTCTTCAACTTGTTCAGTTGTTTCTTGTGTAGTTTCTTCAACTACGTTTTCTTTGTTTTCTTCCATAATATAATATAATAATAATTAATAAATTTGTTAAGATGATGGATCAAATTTGTCTATGTTAAAACCACCACTCATTAAGTCGTTACCTGATGACTCAAAGTTTTTAGCAGGTCTATTACCTTTTCTTTGTTCTATTAATTCAGATTGTTGACTAGCTTGTATTTTTGTTCTTTGATCTTTACGATCTTCTTTTTCTTTTTCTCTAGTTTTTAAACCTTCAACTTCTATACCTTTTAACTGCATGTTATACTGAAACTCTAATGCCATAAGCTCTTTTTTTAACACAGCTTCTTGTTGCATTTTTTGAACTTCCATTTGACCTTTCATTTGCTCTAATTGCATTTTGCTTTGAGTAATAGCTTGTTGTTCTTGAACTTTAGCTTGTGAAGCAGCTTGAGCAGCTTGAGCATTTGCTTGAGATTGTGCTTGTATATTTTGCTGCTGCATAGCTTGATCTTTCTCTATTTTTTTACCTCTTCTAATTTTTAAAAGTTGATTAGCTAACTTTATATTTTTAATTT